AGCCATGCAAGAACGAGCATCAATGTATGCTATTGAACAAGGTTTAAATAAAAATGGTTATAAAGATAAAAAGAAATTTCTAACAGATTGTAAGAAAAAATTAAAACAATTATATCCAGATATGGATTCACAGTGGGAGGAAACATTTTTTCAACAACAATTAACTGTAGCAGCTAATGTCAAGAATAATGTTTTTTCTCATTATTCTAGGGATGATGGTTTTATGGGTGACATTACAAAGTTAGTTAAAGGTGATCCATTTAATATATCTAAAAAAGATAGTTGGAATCCTGCTGATATATGGTTAGTAAATAATCCAAAAAAACACATTGAAGAATTAAAGAAATGTATCAGTCTAACATCTCTTAATGAAAAACTAAGATTACTATTTGACTCCGAAGAAGTAATTGGAATATCTCTTAAAAAAATATCGGGTAAACAAGCCCGTTGGGAATTAGTAAATGTTGATGCATCTTTATTTAAAAATATGCCAAAGTTTTTAACTGGTGTTATAACCTGTAAATTTAATATTGAAGAAAATGGTGAGGTAGAATCAACTGATACTGTATACGAAGTTAAAAAAGGTGATAAATCTAATGCAGGGGCTTTTCAAATAAGACAGAATAGTAAAGGGTTTAATAATTTAAAAGTTGAAGGTAGAATAGCAGGTGCAGGAGCTGCAAGGTCTGGTAAAGCTCCTTTAGATTTATTAGCAAAAGCTTTTAAAGACTATAAGATTAGACTTAATAATGACCATAATAAATATCCAAAAACAACTAAAGAATTTAGATCAAGATCAGCTGAATTTCAAAAAATGTTTTCATCTATTAATTCAAAGATAACCAGTAATATTAAGACAAGTGAATTTATTACAAACATGGAACAAATGTTTAAATCTGAACCTGATATAGCTATGTCAAAACTTATGCAAGTTGATTTTCTCTATCAAGTTCTAATCAGAATTAAAAGCAAGAAAAAACGTGATGACTTAACAACCAATATGTTTTTTCTTGCTCAGAAGAAGGGCCCTATCTTTGGCCCATTCGGAAAACTATATTAAAGGAGATACATAATGGCTTTACTAAGAGATAATACAGTAAGATCAGAAGCTAAGAAGAAAGTAACATCTATTGGTATGTCTAAAAGAAGTATGCCAAAGAACAAACATAAAAGAAGAAGTTGGAAACGATATAGAGGTCAAGGACGAAAGTAATTAACTAGCTTTATCTGACCCAACCGACAAGTAAATTATAACATAGAAAAAACACGAATACAAGGAAGAAGTTAAGAAAAATGCCAACTACAATTTACAATAAACCACTCAAAACGAATAGTAGAAGATGGACTGATTTAGATTTAGACTTTGTAGCCCATCCTGTTACGAAGGATATCATATTTAAAACAGACGTTGAGGCGGTTAAAAGGTCTATTAGAAACTTAATCCTTACTAATCGTTATGAGCGTCCATTCCAACCTACGATAGATGGTGGGGTGACTAGACATCTTTTCCAATTAGCTACTCCCCATACAAAACATGATATCAAGATGGCAGTTGAAACTTGCATATCAAACTTTGAACCAAGAGCAACTGTCCTGTCTGTTTTCGTTGGCGGTGATTTAGATAAGAATGGATTTGATGTAACAATAGAATTTAGAGTTGTAAATACTCCAGACCCAGTAACAATAGAATTATTTTTAGAGAGGCTTAGATAATGCCAACATCCAGAAAGTTAGAAATTACAGATTTAGAATTTGATACGATTAAAGACAATCTAAAATCTTTTCTTAAGGCACAAACACAATTTCAGGATTATGATTTTGAGGGTAGTGGTATGTCAGTGTTAGTTGACCTTCTAGCTTACAATACTCACTACATGGGTTACTATGCTAATATGCTTGGTAACGAAATGTTTTTAGACTCGTCATCATTAAGAGAATCTATAGTATCTCATGCAAAACATTTGAATGTCATGCCGACATCTAAACGTGCAGCTAAAGCTTCTCTTGATATTACTTTCACTCCTACTGGTACACCTACTGCTTTAACAATTCTAAAGAATACAAAATTTACTACTAGTATAAGTGGTGTCAACTATACATTCACTACAAACAAAACTACAACTGTTCCACGTTCACCTACTGGAACTTATGTTGCCACTGACGTAGAAATTGTTGAGGGCAAAATCCTAAGTAAATCATACACAGTAAATAGTGCAGATGATACACAGAGATTTATTATTCCTAATTCAGATGTAGACACTACAACAATTGCTGTCACTGTTCAAAATTCATCTGTTGATTCTAATGTTGAAATCTATAATGATGGGAATTCTTTAGATGTTACAACTATTAAAGGACATAATAAAGTTTTCTTTTTACAAGAGGTTGAAGATGGAAAGTATGAAATTACTTTTGGTGATGGTGCTATAGGTAAACAATTGTCACATGAAAATATTGTATTCATTGAATATATTGTTACAGCCGGAGAACCTGCAAATCTTTCATCTTCATTTAAAGCTGTTGGTTCAGTTGCTGGATTGAATTCTGAAAATTATATACTATCAACAAACACCGTTGCAACTGGTGGTGCTTCAATTCAATCTTCATCTTCATTACAATATCAAGCACCTAAGTTATATCAGGCACAGGGAAGAGCTTGTACCAAAGAAGATTACAAAGCAATTGTACTAGAAGCAAGACCAGATATAGAATCTATAGTTGTCTATGGCGGTGAGGATGCTTCGCCCGTACAGTATGGAAAAGTTTTTATTGCTGTAAAACCTATTGGAAATAATACATTCAGTAATGCATCAAAAGAATCTATTAAAAGTTCTATATTAAAAAAATCAAATGTTGTTACTGTTATTCCTGAAATCGTTGATCCTGTTTTCTTTTATTTGTTGATTGATGTTACTGTAAATTATGATCCTGTTTCTAATCTTACTGATTCTGCTACATTGAAAACAAATATTAATACTTCTATTCAGAATTACCTTCAAACTAACTTAGAAAAATTTGATCAGAAGTTTAGATATTCGCAGTTGGTTCAATCTATTGATAATACTAATATTGCAATTAGAAATAATAAAGCAGTTATTAAATATCAACAGAGAATTACTCCTGCTGTCTTTGACACACCAGCAACTTACAATATGTATTTTAGTAATGCATTGGAAAAGGGAAGTATTCTATCTACACCGTTCACTGGTACAGATGGTTATACATATTCTTTAGTTGATGATTCACTAGGATATGTTAAGGCTGCACGACTTGATGATAATGCAGACATGATTGAGCCATGGTTATGCTTGATTCAGTCAGATGGTGGAACAAATCAAGGAACGATTGACTATACAACTGGAACGGTTGTATTAAATAGTTTCAGACCATTAGCTATATCTGACGGAACATCTAGTATAAAAATAAACACTACACCTTCTATAAACAATAGTGATATTGTTCCACTTAGAGAACAGATTTTGACCTATGATGTTACGGACACATCCGCTATTTCTATTAACATGGTAGCAGAAACGATAATCTAATATGGAAAAAGTAAATCCAAATCAACCGATTCATCCTAAGTTTGATGAACGCATAAGTGTAAAAGTAGATGGCCAGTTACCTCAGTTTGTCAAAGAGGATCATGCTACCTTTGTTGCATTTCTTGAAGCTTATTATGAGTACATGGAGCAAGAGGGAAAGCCTTATGAAATTATTGGCAATCTCAATAACTATGCTAACCTTGATAAGACTACCGATGAGTTTCTAAACTATTTCAAGAAACAGTTTGGTGAGGATATCCCTCAGGCAGTTTTCGCAAATGCAAATAAACCATTCGTATTAAAACATCTCAGAGATTTCTATAGGACTAAAGGTAGTGAGAAAGCTTTCCAATTTCTTTTTCGTTTATTATACAAAGAAGAAATTTCTTTTTATTATCCTGGCCGAGATATGCTTCGGACATCCGATGGTAAATATGGAAAGAGCCAAGTAATAAGAGTCATTGATGCTACTAGTAGTAATGATGTATTTAAATTAGTTGGGGAAAAAATCACAGGTGAAACTACTGGGGCAAGTGCTGTAGTTGAAACTATACTTAAAGAAAATATTGGTTCGTATACTGCTTCTACTATGTTTCTTTCTGGTGTGATTGGTGATTTTGATTCTAATGAAAATATTACCGATGGAACACATACCTTTGTTACTAGTGGAATTTTGGTTGATACAATAATTACAAATCCTGGCACACTATATTCTGTAGGTGATGTTATTCCTTTAGTTGGTGGCGGAGTTGGTGCTGGTGGTTTGATTATGGTTAATGAACTAACAACAGGAAAAATTATATCTACTACAATTTCATTCGGCGGTGTTGGATATAAAATCGGTGACAAACTAACAATTGACAATACTGGTTGTCTTGATATTAATGGAAGGTCAGCAAGTATTATAGTTAGTGGTGTAACGAATCAAGGTAGTATTACAAAATTAGATATTGAAAATAGTGGCAGAGGTTATATAGCACTTCCTACAATTACTGGTGGTGGTAGTGGAACTGGTTGTATTATTAATATTCCGACAACTGGAACTAATATAGGTGGAATTAAGTCTTTACGAGTTAAGAGAAATGGTTTTCAATATACATCAACTCCGACATTAAATTTTACTACTAAGGGTTCTGGTGATGCTACGGGAACTGTTATAGTAGGTGGGCTAGAAAAAGAATACGGATTAAAGTTTACTGGCACAGATGGTTTCTTAAGTTCTGATAAATATATTCAGGATAGTCTTTATTATCAATTATTTTCTTATGTCATTAATTCTGGTCGTACAATTGATGATTGGCGTTCTATTGTTAAGCGTTCTGCACACCCAGCTGGTTTAGCATTATTTGGAAATTTTCAACTCATATCAGTAATAGATATGAGTATATCGCTTTCTTCTTTACCAGAACATCAGCGTTATACTATTATTTTCCATGATGGTTCTATAGAGCCTCCAGTAATATTAGATTTAAAAATTGATAGTTGTGGGGCCACACAGAATCAGAAAATATATCTACCTTCATTTGATTACAATAAAGATAATATGATCTTTGGTGTGGTAGATCGCGATCCAGACGATTTTGGTTCTATCACAGATTCTAGTGTATCTTTTCAGGAAGATTATGGAGATGTTACAGTTAGTGCATATTATATTGCACCAACTAAGTGTCAGACATATGAACAAGACTTGGGGATTCAGAAACTTATTACTATGGGAGGGTTTGACGATTATCGTTGGACGCACGTTACGGATACAAGATATCAGGATGACGGTTCAGTGTTGAGTGCAGCTTCACAGCCTACTGAGGATTGGGGTCTTACATTTGAGGATAAAGAGTTAATAACACAATTGAGACTGGGCCCAATTAGAAGAAATATAGAAAGACATAAGTTTAAAAAGCAGGGAGGATTTAGTCAAACAGTTGGAATTGCTCAACAATCTGGAACAACCATAGCAAATTTCAAAGATGAAGAAATCTGGCAATATGTGTATAATGGTGGATTGAAGATTCGTGCATTAACAAATGCGACTATTACCCAGTATCAAAATGGTAATGAGTCAACATCTTTGCCACCAGCACCATAATTTTTTAATAATTTTCAAATAAGTCTTATAAATATATAACAGTATCGAAAACAAATTTAAAGGGATTACAATATGAGTGCAATAATCAACAATAGTTTCAGAAAATATCAAGCCGATAACTTTAGAGAAAGTTTCGACTCAAATAATATCTATTTGGCAATTGGTAAAAATGACCCGTGGGCTGGAGCTAGTGCTGGTGAGTATGTAGAAACAACTCCAAGTGATACTAGTATCCCTATTCCAATTGACACTACAGTAGCCTCCTTTCTACATCATAACGATATGATTGCTATGAAGAAGATAACGTCTAGTAGTACATCTCATGTTTTAAAAAGGGTTGATTGGGAGTCTGGTACAGTTTATGTGGAATATAGTCATTTACAGGATGATATCATTGATCAAGACTTTTTTGTATTTACAGAAGATTATAATGTTTATAAGTGTATCAGTAATAATGGTGGAGTTCCCTCGACTGTTAAACCTACTAATGACTCAGTTGATATTATCGAAACTGCTGATGGATATAGATGGAAATTTATGTTTGAAGTCCAACAGGCAGATGTCTTAAAATATATTACAACTGATTGGATTCCAGTAAAATATTTAGAAGCAGATGATTCAACTGCTCAATGGAATGTTCAACAAGCTGCAGTAGATGGTGCATTAGAACATATCACTGTAACAGCTGGTGGTTCAGGTTATCGTTCAGATGCTGGAACAGCACAGGTAGGTAATACAGCAAACACTATTCAATTAGCAACAACTGCGGTCAGTCAAGATGATTACTATAATGGCATGACTGTTTATATTACGTCTGGTATTGGTGCAGGGGAATTTAAAACTATAACTGATTATCAGGGTGATACTAGAGTTGTAACAGTCTCAACGAATTGGACAAATACGCCGACCGATGCAAGTGTGTATCAAGTTATGCCGGCAGTTTCGGTTGCTACAACAACTGGTAGTGGTGCAATCTATAGAGTATCTGGTGTAACTGGTGGTGCAATAACAACTGTAACACCTATTAATAAAGGTATAGATTATAGAAATGCTACTGCGACTGTTACGACTGGTGATGGTTCTGGTTGTGTATTACTACCTAGAATAAGTCCAACAAACGGACATGGTAAAGACCCCGTTGCAGAATTAGGTGGTACTAGAATAATGTTGAATACTAGATTGATTGGATTGGATGGAAATGATTTTCCGATTAACGATGATTTTAGAAAAGTCCATTTGATAGTAAACCCTAAAGAATCTTCTTCCCCATATTCATTATGTACATCTACTACTTATTCTGCTGGTGAAGTGTTAGATGATAGCGGTTCAATACTCTACACAGAATTTCGAGCACCTATCAATAGAGCCCCAGACTCAACCGAAGATATTAAGCTAGTTATTGAATTCTAGTCTATAAATAATTAAAAAAAAACAAAGGTAAATTATGTCTAATAACATTACAATTAATACAAATCAGAATCCATACTTTGATGACTTTGATGACGATAAGAATTTTCATCAAGTTATGTATAAGCCATCTCTGCCTGTTCAGGCAAGAGAACTAACTACACAACAAAGTATTCTTAGAGATCAAATAAAGAAATTTGGCGACCATATTTTTAAGAATGGCAGTAAGGTAAATGGTGCTGACCTTGTTCTGAATTTGGAATATGAGTATGTTAAGATAGAATCCTATCATAATGGAGTTTTGGTTAATATAGATGATCTTATTGGTAAGACCATTACTGGTAGTTTGTCAGGTACTAAAGCATTAGTTCTTAGCACAGCAGCTGCTGACACAGTTACAGGTGATCCAGCTACTGTATTTGTAAAATATATTACTGGTGATTCTGTTACTGATAAAGTTCAAGGAATAGTTGTTAATGATGGTGGTAGTGGTTATGACAATCCGTTTGATGTTACAATTACTGGTA